AGAAATCTTTCTTTGTAGTTGTTCACTGATGAATTTGCTACGATTAGAATCCCAACGATAAACATTTTTGTTCCATGAATCAATCTTTTGAAATATAGTTTCTTCTTTGTTTGCTTTTTTTGCCCCAATTCTTTTCAGAGTGTAAATTGCAGAGTTCAAAGATACATGATCTGGAAACTCATAAACTGCGAATTGAGTGCTTTTTCCAGACTTTGAATAGTAAGAAAGTTGGACCAACATAGGGGTGTTTCCTTTGACTCTTTAATAATACACGATTTTGAAGCAAGATCAACCGGTACTAGACCAGTTCGTCAACTGGTTTGCTTTGATTGGTGGTATGCTGTGCCATCCCTGCTGTTCTGTCGTGAGAACCCTGACCACCACTAGAGCAAAGACCTGTTTTTTCTATAATTCTATCGGGAACGGGTGTTACGTCATCCCCGCAGATTTCGTTATGGAAAAAACACTAAATGTTATCCATGGTTCTCCATAAACTCATCGAGAGTGTAACCTTCGCCTGTTGATGTTTCTTCGATTAATTCTTCTACCGTGAGCAATTCCATCTCTTTACGATATTCTTCTGGTGATGGATCTTGTGGGTCATAGTCATCGTGGCAGAGGTAATCCCACTCATGAACGAGTGCATCAATCAATTGTTCTTTGCTGTAATCAGACATTTGCAAATCTCTCGTTGTTGAAGTTTGCATAAGAGAATTGCTCCCTACTTACAAGTTTGAACATGCCATATTGATTGATACCAACATAACCCTCACCACCACATTGACGATCACCAATGTATGCACTAGGTCCGTTATTGCGGCAAAGGAAAAGTATATCCTCTTTGATAGATTTGATGAGGAACCAGTAACTAATCAAACGGGAGTTGTTGAATGTTTCGGGAATAACTTCGCGTCCTTCACGAATACATTTGTTCAATGCTACTTTAAGTTCTGCTGCTTCTTTCTTGTCAGCAAATGTTACCATCTGTGCCATCTGACGTGCAAAACCAACAATCTCATCAAAATCTTCATCGATCTGCCACGCATTAGGTTGAACAAACTTACACGACTCAGTATCTTCAAAGATCTCCATATCTACCATGTCATTGATAACATAGGCATCTTTCATGTCACCATCAGTCGCATACAATGTGTGAGGTGCGATGACAATGTTCTGATCAATTACTTCATCAAAGATGTAAGTAATCGTATTGGGGCAAAAAGTATCATCACCCCCAAACCCAATAAAATCACCTTGAACAATCCCGTCGAAAGAAGGAAGACAATCAAAGCAATGGTGTAGTATGTTAGCAACAACCCCAGAATGATTGCGATCAATGTCATCATGCGTTTCATTGATCTTGATTAGTTTTTTATTGAATACAGATTTAGTACCGACAAAGAAATTGCCAGTGGTAGGATTCGTGCCCCAAACTATTGCTGGAGCACCATCAATTTTCACGGAAAGATCACACTCAGTGAGGAACCAATCCAAAACAGAGAGATCACCCGTCAGAATAGAATCTTCGGGGTGCTCAAGGTGTGTGTTTTTCATACTGTTAGTATGGCACAAAAAAAGGGGGTTCGCAACCCCCTGTGTGCCACTTATTGAACTGTCACATCAGAAGAACTTAGTTGTTGCTACATTATACATTGATGGTCTAATATATGGATGACAAGTATCTAAGAACTTGTTCCATGCGTTCTTTTTAGCATCACTTTTAAATGGAATGACAGTATTAGCATGTCCCTTGAGAATATACTTTTGTCTAGCACAATATGTGTTGTAAAGCATAACTAAACGACAAATGCCAGGTTCTTGTCCAGGTGGATTGTTCCATGCTGCTGCATCTGTAATCATTTCCTGAGTTACATTTATTGAAGGTTCACCAATAGAATTCATCAACGGACCCCACTTATGGAAGTAAAACTCAAGCATCTCTGCAAAGGAGTCAACATTGAATTCATTATCAACTTCAGAAATTATCTTTTGAAAATACTTACAGAAAGAAGATCCAGCAATGATAATGTTTCCACCAACAGTCTTAGAGCATTTTTTTGATGTAAATGCTTGCAAAAACTTGCTAGTAAATACAGTTCCAACATCTTTTTGGGCACGGGTCAGGTAACTGTAACGGGGAAGATCGAACTCTGCATCTACATTAGTACCAGCAATTCCGATGGAAAACTGGGCGCAATCGTTGTAAAGTTTGATTGCCCATCCTTCTTCAGCATAATAATTTGACTTGAACTTATCATCACCTTTTTGATTTGTTCGATAAGAACAGTCAAAAGTATGGTCCCTTGCTTCAGCAATAACCATTTGTTCAATGCTTGCCTCTTTGTTGTGAAGTTTTAGTCCGATGATAACTCTTGCGTTTGGATCTTGGTCGATAAGATAACGCATAGTGATACGGTGATTGCCTTTAGTAGTAGCAACTTCACCCGTTGGACGTAAGAAAGCAGAAAGACTGTCGGCAGCAAAGAATGAAAATCCACCTACATTTATAATTTGTTTTACACAATTATTGTAGTTAATCTCTTCAACACGATTATATGTTGGATCACCACAAAGGTCACCAATTCGTGCAGAGACGATAATGTTTTCTCCACCGATATATTTGTCACCAAAGAGATAATCTCTGATAACATCTTCCATCAGAGGATGTCCCGATGGCATTTCATCGACTACTCGATACTTACTGAGATTTTCAAAAACTTTACCGTCAACTTTATCTGTTGCGAGGTCAATAATTCTCTTAAGGTCTTTGTAGACTTTTGTTGTTGTTGTCATGTTTCTAACGGAATTAAATGGTTTTAGGTTAGAGTGAACAATTTTATTTGAGGGTTTGAATGGTTGTCTCAAACAAAGAAAGACGAAAGTCCTTCTTTCAATCGTTCAGTTATAATCGTAGCATACTTTTCATCGATGTCAAATCCAATCCATTTTCTGTTAAGATCTCGTGACACAATGGCAGTTGTACCTGAACCCATAAAAGGATCGAGAACTAAATCACCCTCTTCTGTGGTAAGTTTGATGCAGTTCTCAACTAATTGTGGGGGAAATGGTGCTGGGTGTTGTTTCTGTCTCTCAGGATTAATCACCCACACTTCACCTTTGTATGCAGGATCTATAGCATCACGAAATACTTTTGGTTTCTCTTTACAGAACCAATAGATATGCTCTGTGCATGGTACAAGTACATCATTTCTGATATTTGGTGAGTTGCGTCTATCCCAGATGATAAGTTGATAGAGTTGAGCATCACTCTGACTGATGAAGTCTGTGGGAAGATAACATCTGTTCTTATGTCGTCTTGGTTTGTGATTGAAGAAGATAGAACCTTCAGGTTTAATCACACGATGACATTGGTTCAAAAACTCTACCATCCATGCCTGATATTGATCCTCAGGCATATCATCACCATATGTGTTGTAGTCTATCTGGAACTTACCCCAAATCTGATTGCCTGGTTTAACATTACCAAGCAAACCTTTCTTATTATATGGAGGAGATGTAACAATACAATCGACGGAACTTTCTTCCATCTCCTTCATACCTTCAATACAATCTTTATTGATAATCATTTACTTGAGGTCGATAAATGTGGAACATGAGAGAGTGATAACCAGAGTTGAACTTTGCTCCAGATCCTTTCATCTGAAGGTGAAATAGTTTGTTGCCCTTAGCATCAACGAAGTAAAGTGTGGTAGGATTCAGAATCCACTTTCCACCTTCAATAACATCAGCAATGTCCTGAATGTTGTACTTCCACTCTTCTTTCGTAATCTTATTATACCATATCATTTTATTGACTGGTTTGCCAACTTTAATCTCTTTAGTCTTCTTGTTGCGATAGATTCCCTTACGAACGATAGCATCAAAGGTCTCCATCTTATGATCATTGAACCACTTAACACCAAGTTGATTCAATCGATCATTATTAACAACACGATGTTGTGGATGAGCACCATTGCTAACATCTTCATGCGGAGTTCCAAAGAATAATCCAAACCATTCACGAAGATCATCAGTGATGTTAAAATAAGTACACCAAACATCTGAAGATGTTAGATGACATTGAGTATGATTTTTTGATACTGATTTCTTGCTGTAATAATCTTGAAGATCGTTACAAATAATATCTCTTTTTGTATCACTAGCACCATCTGTATCGTGCTTATATCCTGTTGATTCAGTCAAAGTATCTGCTGAAGTGTCTTCTTCAGTGTGCCCATCGTACTTTGCCTTTCGACCTGCTTCGATTTGTGCGAGGGTGCCCATGGTTTTCTGTCGATGTTGTTATTCTATCAGATCGACCACCCAGGTCAAGTGGATGTGTGGAGGTTGTTCAACTGTCACACTAACGGTTGCGAATCCAATCTCTTTTTGCTTTATTAATAATCTCACTTAAAAGAATATTAGAACGAACAGGATTTACATCACCAATATCACATCTGTAGTAGTCTCCAGGTTGAAACTTTGCAAAGACACCATCACCTTTTTCATAATAACGAGACCTTGCAACTTCATCCTCAATAACAAGAACTTTGAAATCATAAGGATCCCAACCACCAAGATCAAGAATAATCAATTTGTTAAATGTTTTTTGCTCTTTAAAGTCTTGCAGAGTTTTCTTATCACCCTGAAAATTCTTCATCTTTACGTCTTGTGTTTTAAACGGATTCTTTCCACGGGGAGAATAAAACAGTTTCTTTCTCATCTTAAGTTCAACTGCTTCTCCTTCCAATTCACCGACTACAGTAATTTCTGGCGTTGTAACATCCGTGTCTTCACAAATAAAATCATATCCAATCTTATCTACACGGAAAAGTGGAGAGAACTCCGCAAGTGCAAGTTCAACAGAACTAGAGACAATAAAGTTATCAGCACGAGAGGTAAATCCAGGATCATTGTAGAGATCCTCCACAACACCAAAAACTTTATTCCAATCAACTTTAGTCTCAAGAAGATCGATCAGGTGCATGGGTTTGTTCCTTTGACTCCTTTAATATACACGAAAACCATCCCCTATGGGGGAATAGTGGACACTTCAATCAACTGGCACACTACTTTCTAATTTCACTGATTGCTGGCATACCCTGATTGAATACAACATCAACAACTGCCTGAACTTTCTTGGCAGTGCTGATACCTACTCTGTCATAAGTTGGGATGCAAACTAACCCAAACTTCTTCTCACTTCCACCCAGACGGATCACACGACCGATAGACTGTGAGATTGAAATATAGTCCATGTTACGCATGAAGATAACTGCCTCAAGTCCACTGACGTTGATACCCTCAGACAGAATAGAGTGGTGAAGAACAACAAATTTCTTGGTCTTGTCCTTGCCCCAAGTATTCAGAGTGTCAAAGAATACATCACGATTGACTTTCTTACCATCGATGATTGCACCGGTCTTGGATGTGATCGTCATCCAAGAATATCCCCGTTCAGCAAGTTGTAGGCAGAAATCTGAGTGAGTAAGAAGATTGATGATTTGCTTTGTGGTGCGAGCACAGATCAAAGTCTTGTCGATGCTGTTGTCATCGATAGTCTCAAGCAAGTTGTCACAATCATCAGCAAACATCACCTTGCGACCTTTGATCATAGGCAATTGCTTGACTACAACTTTAGGAGGAAGAATGTAACCCTGTTCAACCAACTCTGGAGCAGGAACATTGCACAGAACTTGACCATAAACAGACCAATTCATGCCAGGTTTAGTGGCAGCAAGGGAATGTTTTGGTGTTGCAGTGAAGAAATAGCAACGATTTGCTTCATTAGCAAAGAACTCAGTCGCAG